AGCAGCGGCAGCAGCAGCGGCTGTCGCGGCAGCAGCAACCGTGGTGGAGCCGCTAACGGATACTGCTAGCTGAGCTAGGAAAATATCCCATCGTTGAAGAGCTAGCACCACTTCGACCAAATCCACTCACAAAATAGAGAAGAGGTAAGAGTATCAGAATACATCCCAGACGTATCAGAATGTAATATGCATTCCCTACGTTTACGGGAGGTGGGGGTGCCTGTGGGCTTTCTGTCCATGCATCATACCGCTGTTTAGACGTTTCATAGCTATCTTGAACCTTCTGAGCATCGACCACAAGATCAGATCCCAATGTCTCATTCGTCTTCTTGTAGGAATCTACAAAATGGGAGAGAGCTCTCTTTTCGGATTCTACCGATTTACGTTTGGAGTCAATAGCCGATTCAATCGCATCGTATGCCCGCTGATAGGCTGTCTTGAACTGCTGATCACCAGAAGACAAAAATTCTAAATATTGGTTCTTATACTCCTGCAATAGCCTGTTGAATTCCTCCATTATTAGTGGTCAAGACTAGTATCTGCTACACATTCCCTGTAATATGGCACTGTCCCGGCGGTGTCGCTCTTCCGCAGAATCTCTACCACATCCCCGGGCTTGGCTCCAATCCATCTGGCCATGGCATCCTGGGAATCGATCTTGGAGAGTTCCTTTGAGATGTCTGTGATATGATACAGCTTCATAAAGGCATCGCGCTCCTCTGCATTGAGAACACGATGAGGTGGAACCTTGCGATGAGTAGAGATATCGAATTGAAGCTGACCAAGGTGAAACATCTGAACATGTGCACTCTTCTGTCTGACGGTAGCCATAACCTTCTCTGACTGCTGAATAGGTGTCACCACAATAGAGAGATCTCCACCACTCTTCTGGGTGATTCCCATAATAACCTCTACATCCTTCTCATTGATACGAGCACGGTTGGACACATAGACGCAGACATTCCCAAACTTGGTAACAGCGGCTGGAAACTCTGTCTCCACCGGCTCAGAGGAATCCACGGCAACTCCGCGCTGTTTGAGCATCACTTTGAGAGTCTCCATTGTGCTATACTATACACAACATACTCTGTTCATTCGTTTTTCTCGTGAATGACATAATGAAGAATAGTGTAAAAATACTAGTGGCTGTTCTGGTCATCGGTGGTCTGATGTACCTTATGTACAGGAGAGAGTCTTTCGGTGTCCCAGAGTTTCTAGACAGATCTAGTCAAATGAGAACAACAGCGTTAGAGGACTCGTCTTACAAACAAGAGACGAATCACTTTTTGCCACCGGATTCTCACAGACCGGCACATGGGACACCAACGGGGCATAGGATAAATCTATTTCAGGCTCACGCTCAACAATAAGCGTGTCTCCTTTCTCTGCCTTCTCTGGTACAGTTCCATTGGCTCTGTGATGTAGCACTTCTTCCCATGTAGACCGAATATCATCCAAATGCTGTTCCATCCAGGTGTAATCGCGAGGAACAGTAGCGATACGGTGTTGAACCAGAACCCAGTGTGTTATCCAGAACTCGTCTTCACCTTGTTTTAGAGCATCTTTCCATGCTCGTGTAGGTGGTCCTTGCTCATACAGAACACGTCCATCATCAAAGATAGCGAACCTACCTTTGAAGGGGGACTCTGAGGCAGCCCATGCTGACTGTGTCAAAACACCGAACTGCATTTCTACATAATCGCATTCATCAAGGTTTGTGCATTCCATTTGAAGCTGCATCTGATGATAGTATTCATTCGGAATAGGTGTAGTGGCATCAAACTTTCTGCTAACTGGGCATTTGAACTCGATAAGCTTTCCCCAGCGTGGGTCTGTGCGACTCTCAGCCATATAGATACCATCGGGGGATGCTCCAAGAAAGGGATATTTCGGATGAACAACACAGGAGGTATCTACAACACTTCCACCGCCTTGCAGAGCACAGTAGATCTCTTTCGCGATCGGTTCAAAGCGCGTACCGTGGGCACACGCACTGTTCATACCTCCATCGCCCGGTTTAGCACCTTCAATCTTTTTCAGAATAAGCTCTCTACGTGCAGATGGTGTTGCAGACTTGAATGCCTTTGTTATCTCTGAGGCAGTGATCATCTCTGAGCGTTTGAGATGCCAGCCATCCGTTCTCTGATCGTTAACACCGTACACTTTCAGAACACGAGCAATGATACGACGTCTAGTCCATACGGTTCCAAGTCTATCTAGTACCCGTTGAACCTCACGAAAGAGATGTTTGAAGCTAACACCTTTCTCTTGACTGAGTCGTTTTATCTGATGCCTCAGATGTGTCGTATTGAGAGGTAGGTCGAATATATCTGCCATTGTAGCTTACATACACACTTTCGCGTTGCCATCCGAGTTATACACAAATGACGCAGGAAATTAAAACACAAGAAGAGTGGGTTCTTCATCGTCTAGAAAAGTTTTATGCGGAAGGCGAGAGACTAGCTACACTGCAATCGGTATTGGGTGGGAAGACTCCTATTTCTCTGCGTATTCTGGATTGGTTTGTGACAAACTATTCGAAGCAGAACAACGTATCGTATGTGACCTCTGCTGGGAAACATGTGATTGTTCATTTGACTTACAAGTCTAGACTCAAAGCGTATTCTAAGAAGATGTTCGATCCTTTCTGTCGTTGGAATCGTATCAACTTTCATGGGTTGTCTACAACCGTTGGACAGCTTAACTTTTTTGTATGGGTGATGGAGGACGGTATTTTGGAGTATATTCGGGATCACAGAGAAGAGATTCATGCTGATATGGAGGCAAGAATGGGTATCAAGCATGCAAAGGAGGGAGAAACTGACACACGCAAAAAGAGACACGAGCTTTCATCCTCTGCTACGAAGAGTCTGAAACGCCACGAGATTTCTACGATCGTATCGTTTTCCTAAAAATGGATAGGGTATCGGTGTATAAAACGAGATACCAATACAATGTCATACGCATGGAAGAACGTATATGCATGGGAGATCATCAGCCCTACTCATGTGGAGATTAGGATGTTCAATCATCTTATTCGGGAGTTTCGAAGCAGAGAATCTATCGAGGATGCTATGAAGTGGCAGATGGAGCGTATTGAGTCTACTGGTATCGTATCTCTGTATGGAAGGGAAGCATCTACACGGAGTGAAATGAACTGGATCGATGCTGTACGCTGGGTTGAGTTGTATCGCGAGATGCTAAATGCGTATGATACAATGATGAAGGAGAAGGAGAAGGAAGTAGTAGAGGATACGGTACAGAAGATTGAGGAGGAGCAGGCAGAGGAGGAAGAGGAGGAGAAGCCAGAGGAGGAAGAGGAGGCAGAGGAGGAGGCAGAGGAGGAGGCAGAGGAGGAGAAGCCAGAGGAGAAGCCAGAGGAGACTACCGACTACGACTACGACTTTGAGTATGAGGATGAGGAGTATGATGCACGTCGTCTTCGTTGGTGCTGTTGGTGTATCCCATACACCCTTATTGGAGACCGGGCGTCAGATCATGAAAATTAGGCTATCGTCTTCTGACAATGTTGTCTGTGCGCAACCCAGGAGTCGTGTATCCGGTATCCGAAGACATCTCAGAGACTGATCTCAATACGGATGTAGATGAATATACCTACGATGGAAAAACAGTATATAGGGGAAACCTTGACCCAACCTATTCAACAGATAGTGTATCTGTTTTTTGGTTGTACGATGAAGGATCCAAGCGTGTAGGATGTGCAGAACATGTTGGAGAGGAACACACCTGTCTGTGGTTCGGAGATACACCCTTTGGAACACTTCTTCAAGAAGATTGGCGTGCGATGACAGAAACAGTGTGGTCTCTATTATCCCAGCCAGCATACGAAGACTGTATGCGCTTCGGTTGGAAGACACCTGCCGATTTGGCTATGCGTACATCCCTTGCCCTGATAACACCGTCTGATATTGTGAATGGTGTTGTTCAACCCGATAGATGTCAGCGCTGTCTGAATATCAGGCAAAAAGGCTGCGTTTCCGCCGAACCTTACAGATTTGATGTCTATTCTACTATTTTTGTTGATGACGATGGTGTGTTATACTCTCCTCCTGCGGATACGAAGGTCTATCATGCCTTGCGACGACGTGCAGGCTTAGACTCTGCTGCTGCTGGAATCGCCTCTGCCTCTGGCTCGCTTGGCGTAGGCTGCTGAGATGTCTCAGCCTCCACAGTCTCCTCCTTCGTCTCCTCCTCTGCCTCAACCTCTACCTCCTCATCCTCCTTGTCTGCCTTGAAGAAATCCCTTGCGGTCTGGCGCTTCCTCTGAAACACCTGACCGTGCTTGGGCTTCCACGTGACACCGAATGACTGACCAACCATGTAGATGCTACCCTGCAAGACGAACTTTGCAGAGGTTCCCTTGGTGAACACATCTGCAAGAGTGTCGGGCGTTAGCAGAACATCGTTGTCCTCGGAATCGATGAGATCCATAGCGACCTTGCCATCGTAGACAGGCACTTTCAGTCGAAGAGAGGGAGGATACTTGCCATTGGGAATCCAACCCTCAGGAGTCTTGTCGACGGACAGCGAGATGAACTTGTTGAAGGAATCCCTCAGAGAGTCCTCAGAACGCTTCTTTCCGAACCAACTGACAGACTTCTCCACAGCCTCTGCAACGACACGCTCTTGCAGAGCATGCATGAAGTTGTAGAGCTTTGCAGTCTCAGATGGATCGGTAGAGGTAGTCTGTCCATACGGATCACCTCCATTCAGAGATGCACTGATAGTGTACGAGGTTGTACTGCTACCATCCTTGTTAGGATTCTCCTTGACTTGAAGACCGCCTGGGAACGTGACCTGAGGAATACGGAAGTCGCATGCCTGACCCTTGAACTTGAAGCTGATAGAACCACCGCCATTCTTGTTCTTGCGAGGCTCGGAGAACTGGATATCGGATGCAGAGATCTTAGTTACGTTGATTACCTGTGCCATTCTATCGTCTGATGTATGGTGTTCTTTTTTGGTACCGTTTGGCCTGATCCGTTTTGGTCGGAAATACTATTTGGTATCTAACCAATAATATGAATGTCGGGTGTCTTTCTTGTAAGAATAAACATTCCATCGAACGATGCTCTCATACGGCACTGAAAAATATGCTGATGTGTGGAATCCATATGCGCATGAAGAATCCGCGCATGTGGAATGTTGTGATACCCCATGTGAACTCTGCTGCTACACTGATACAGGCTATCTGGAAAGGATATTCTGTACGACTGTGGATTCGTCTAGCAGGGAAGGGTGCTCTCAAACGCAGTCTGTGTCATAACGAAGATGAAATGGTTACAGGAGAAACATCGAAAGAAGTATCTCCCTTCAACTATTTCTCTATTGAAGAAGATGGAAAGATCTGGTGGTTCGATCAACGCACGATGATAGAATGGTCTCAGAAAGCTCTTGATATCACAAACCCATTCACCAGGACTATATTACGGACAGAGGATGCGACACGGTTGAGAAACTTGATGGTTATGCGAAAGAAAATAGGTATTCCTATGGTTCATTCGACAGATCTTCCAGTATATAACGATATAGAGGCCAGGGATATTCGATGGATGCGTATTGTTCAAATTATGAATGAGAACGGTCTACGA